GGCGTAAATCGTTTTGCGCTCGTTCGGCAGGACAGGCAAAAATGTTTCCTAAAGCGGCGCGCGACCCAAATAGTCGTCTGAATAAAGCGAGGCGCGCATGGGACTGTTAAAGACATGCACTCGCTGTAATGAAGCTAAGCCCCGCACGGCGGATGTATTTCCGCTTCATAATAAGACTAAAGACGGTCTTGATAGCTGGTGTAGGGCTTGCCGAAATAGCTATCGTTCTGATACTCGCCGTGGTAAGTATCGACACATGATTTCAGATGAAGCGCTACGCGATCTCATAACTACGCAACGTGTATGTGTCATTTGTGGTGAGGAAGGTCCCTCACTAGCTGTCGATCACTGCCATGCTACAAATACCATTCGTGGTATCCTATGTATGAATTGCAACCAAGGATTGGGAAAGTTCAGAGATGACCCAGAACTTCTGGAGTTTGCTCGTGTCTACCTATTGAGTAGTCAAAATGATCCAGAAGCAGACGCCTATATCAATAAATCCTTGCGCGCATGGAACTGCTGAGATGGCGGCAACACCAAATAATCCGTCACTTTGGTCTCGTGTAAAAGCCGAGGCCAAGAAGAAGTTCAAAGTCTACCCGAGTGCATACGCAAATGCGTGGGCAGCGAAGGAATACAAGAGCCGTGGCGGTACGTGGTCTGGCTCTGACAATCGGGTGAAGCGTGGCTAAGGGCGGACTCGGTAAATGGTTCGGGGAAAAGTGGGTCGATGTAAAGACCGGCAAACCTTGTGGCCGTTCGGGTTCTGCTGACAAACGTGGGTATCCGGCTTGTCGTCCTGCCGCTGCTGCAGCCAAGATGACGGCTTCTGAGAAGAAGTCCATGGCGGCGAAGAAGACAGGACCGGCCAGAAAGTCTTGGCCTGTCTCACCATCCGGTAAGCGAAAGGGTACGTGATGGCTAAAGCTCCGATGAAAAAAGCGCCGAAGGCTGCACTCATGGTTGTCGTAATGAAGAAGAACGGCAGCGGTAAGAAGATGCGTGGCAAGGGCAGTTGCGAAGACGACGATATGGAAGAGTACAAGAAGGGCGGCATGGTTAAGAAGAAGGGGCGTAAGTGATGGCTGAGAAGTGGATTCAGAAAGCTATCAAGAAACCCGGCGCTCTTCGGAAGGAGATGGGGGTCAAGAAGGGTGAGACGATCCCTGCCAAAGCCCTCGCTGCTGCGGCCAAGAAACCCGGTAAGACAGGCCAACGCGCCCGCCTTGCCCAGACGCTGAAGGGGTTGAAGAAATGACGAGATGGCTGCGGCATAAAGGCGACGGTACTATCTACGAATGGGATAGATACCTTGCGGCGAATCCGATATGCGAAGAAGTCTCTGAAGAAGAGGCGTTTCCTGATCGCTTTCCTGTGCGTTCGACTCCATTCACTGAGCCGCTGCCGTCTTCTGAAGAGGTTGCTGCCTCCATGGCGGGGCTGGAGATTGAGGCCGCTGAGGAAGAGCCACCTGTTCGTAGGGGTAGAAAACGTAAGGGTGACATTCCTGCGGAACCCGAATATACTAACGAAGATCTGAACGAAGAAGCGACCCGGAGACTAGGCTAGTGACTCCATCTGAGATCATAACCGATGTCCGCAGGATCATTCAGGACGTTGACACTCCGTATCGTTATAGCGATACGGAGCTATTAGGTTATGTAAATCAGACACTTAAGCGTATGTCGGTGCTGCGTCCGGATCTTTTTGGAGAGATTGGTGAGATCGAGACGCAGGCTGATACCGCAGTTCAGGCGCTTCCCTCAGATGCTCTCCGGCTGATTGATATCTTTCAGGTTAAGGACGGGTCTGCGATTACCGAAGTCGATCGGGAGACTATGTCCCGTATCCACCCTACGTGGATGTCGGAGGCTTCCGGAACGCCGACTAACTTCATGCGGCATGTGAAGAACGCTGAGCGTTTCTTCCTGTACCCACGCCCAACTGCTGGCACGATACTTATCGGAGAGTATGCCAGAGTTCCGTCAGAATATGGGCTGACTGATACTATCACTTCGCCCAGCGAGTCCTATCTACCTGTAATCGTAGACGGTACGGTCTTCTTGGCTGAGTCGATTGACGACGAGCATATTAATACAAACCGGGCGAAGTTGTTCCTTGATTTGTTTACATCTCAGCTTTCAACTTCACTCCAGAGTCGTACTGTAACGGATACCAAGGCTGCTGGACTTAAGGCGTCTCGCGCAACGCAGATCGTCGGAGAGGTGATCTAATGGTTGACCGCGCATTTACGACGCTCATCCCTGACGTTGCAGCCAGTGCGCCCGGTTGCCCTCAGCCTATGCTTTTGCGCGAGATTCGTAAGGCGGCTATTCGGGTATGTGAGCGGACGCTATACTGGCGATATGCGCAGTCAGAATTTGCATTATCACCCGGTGCCTTTGAGCATGGCTATAATAAACCACAAAACACGGATGTGCATGTTCTGTTCGACGCTATGCTTAACGATTTTCCGCTTGAAAAGTTGACCCTTGAACAGGCGTTGTTTCTCTATCCGGCATGGGCCGATTTGTTTAGCGGTGCGACTTCTGAATCTGTATGGTCAGGCACGTCCAAGAAGCCATTTAATTCTCACCAGTTTAATACTGAAGAGTTTAACCCTACCAGTGCCGTTTCTATCTCGGCTACAGCGACTGCTGATGGTTCAGAGCCTCGCTCGATCTGTCAGTTAACGCCTGATAAATACGTTGTGTTGCCGCTACCAGACACAGATAAGACCTACAATATCCGTATGTTCTATGCGCTTAAACCAAAGCGTAACGCAGATGGAATGGAAGAACATATTCTCGATGAGCTTGAAGATGTGATTGTGCATAGTGCGCTACAGCAGCTTCTTGTTCTCCCGAATGTCGCGTGGTCTGATCGTGACTTGGCGTCGTACCACGCAAGGCAGTTTGCATTTTTGGTGGCTGAGCGTAGGGCACGGGCTAATCTTTCTAACATGCGCGCCCCGATGTTGGTGCGCTTTCCGACTTTTGCGTAGGGGCTGGCTATGACTGTTAAGCTGAAAAATAACGCGATTGGTTATCTGGCCTCGGCAATCTCTGCCTCGGATGTGACGGCTTCGTTGACCGCTGGTAACGGTGCGGCGTTCCCATCACTAGGCGCTGGCGAGTACTTTTATGCGACGATCACTGCGACCAGTGGTGTCTACGAAGTTGTCAAAGTTACTTCGCGTGCTACAGATACCCTGTCTATTACGCGGGCACAGGAGGGAACTTCTGCTATTGCGTTTGCCGCAGGCGCTCTTGTCGAACTTCGTGTCACTGCGCAGGCTGTGACGGATGCGATTGCAGACCAGATCGATACGCTCGAAGCAGATTACTTCGCCGCCGCTGGAACGGGCACGGCTGTCGGTTTGAATATCGGTAGTGGCAAGACACTTAACGCTACAAATGGCACGGTCCTGCTTCCGGCGGTGACGGTTCCGCCGCAGACTGCTGATGGATCGGTTGTTTGGGATAGCGACAACGAACTTCTCACGGTCGGTACGGGTTCCACGCGTAAGACGATGGTCGATACGGACTCGACCCAGACACTTACCAATAAAACTCTGACTTCGCCCGTAATCTCTTCGATTACGAACACGGGTACGATTACTCTTCCGACTTCTACCGACACTCTGGTCGGTAAGGCGACGACCGATACGCTTACCAACAAAACTTTGACGAGCCCGACGATTACGAGTCCGACGATCACCGGCACTGGTACGGCCACACTTGCTTCTGTCACTACGACGGGCAACGTGGCTGTCGGCGGCACGTTCGCTGTCACAAGCACCTCCACCTTTACCGATACAGCGACGTTCAATGGGGCTGCAGTTTTGGCTGCTGGCACAACGTCTCTCGCGCCACTTCGGTTTACGTCGGGAACGAACCTGACGACGCCGCTCGCTGGTGCCTTGGAGTACGATGGCACGGTATTTTATAAAACTGCTGCTGCGAATAATCGGGGTGTTTCACCAGCCGAACACTTTATTATCCTCACTTCCGCTAACACGCTCACGTCCCAGACGGCTGCGCAACCTATCTTCGACGGCGGCGGCGGTCCTGCCGGTGGCGCAATCACGTTACCGACCGGAACATATTTCTTTGAGTGTATGTTCAGCCTTACTTCTATGAGCGCGACCTCCGGTTCTTTCGGTTTTGCGTTCGATGGAACTGCTACGTATACACAGGCATGGACTTCGATGGCTACGGACGCCGCTTTGGCGACTGCGTCGAATACGCAAACTACTTTTAATACGGCAGCAAATACAACTCTGTGTACAGCGTCTACATCGACTACGGGGTACACTATAATTCGCGGTATCCTTAGAGTGACAGTTGCCGGGACGATCATACCGTCTGTGTCGCTGACTACTGCGGCTGCTGCTGCTGTAGTTGGAACTGACAGTTATTTCCGTATCAAACAACTCGGTAACAGCAATGCTGTGTCAGTTGGCGACTGGAGTTAATCATGGCAGAGTCACCCATACGCTGGGATTTCTCTTTGGGGAATCTGATTAACCTTGCAGCGATGGGCATTGCTGTCGCTGTCGCGTGGGGTTCTATGTCTGAGCGCAGTGACCTGACCCACAAAGGCATCAAGGAACTGGAGACGACGCAGGCGCAGGTCGACTCACGCATACGGCAATTAGAGATGAGCCAAGCCAGAGCGGACGAAAGACTTAGTAGTATCCTACAGATTGTAAGTCGGATCGAGACGCGACTGGAAAAAGAGGGGCGTAGATAATGGGGTTCAAACTCGGTCCTACCTCAGACCTGCTGTTGCGAGGGGTTCATCCTGATCTCGCCAAGGTCATCCGGCGTGCTGCTGAGCTTTCCAAGGTAGAGTTCAAAGTTCTTGAGGGTCGTCGGTCAATCGCCCGCCAGCGTGAACTTGTGAAAAAGGGCGCATCCAAAACCATGAAGTCGAGGCATATCCATGGATTTGCTGTTGACATTGCTCCCGTTGTTGGTGGAGTTATTCGGTGGGATTGGCCTCTATATTATCCTCTCGCGGAAACTGTGAAGCAGGCTGCGAAAGATGTCGGCGTCGCTGTCGAATGGGGCGGTGACTGGAAGTCCTTCAAGGATGGGCCGCACTGGCAGCTTCCTGCCCGCAAGTATCCCGATCCGAAATGATGGACCCCGGAGACATACTGCGGATAACCTTGGCTACCGCCATTACGGTGATGACAATCAAGGTTATTGCAGGTATAGGTTTCTACATATGGAGGGCACTTGAATGAGCATCTTTACGAATTGGATGACTACGGTCCCCGGAATCCTGACATTGGTTACGGTCCTCTTTCAGATTTGGCAAACCAAAACGGTTGATTGGGCTGAGCTTCAGCGAGCCCTGATTGGTGTCGGATTACTCTTCGCCAAGGACTTCAATGTTACTGGCGGTACCCGGTAATGGTCGGCTTCATGCTGGTCATCGGCGCATTTGCCGTGGCCATTGCCTTTGTCTACTTCGTCGTATGGGCTATGGTCCGCGCGTCTGAAGAAAAGGGTAGAGCCGAGGCGGCTCAGGCTATCAGGGATGCACAACACGCAGAGGCGCTTCGGAGACTAAAAA